ACCTATTTGAGCCATATCTGAGCCGTTTATTGTATAAACATTTCTGATAATAACTGGTGAGTTATTATATTGTTGAAAAGCTGGAGTAATAGTAATTTGTGGTTGTACAGTATTGTTTAAAGCTAAAGCTCCAGCACCTGCATTAGACGTGGATGCACCTTTAACAAATTCTGAACCATAAACGAATATTTTTACATTTGCACCTAAACCGCTTAGATCTGTGCTTAAGTATGGAGCAACAGTTATAACACCAGTACCAGTGTTAGAGGCTGTTACAACACATTTTGCTTCATTACCACTATCGTCTAAAACTACAATAGTTTGACCTGGAGATACTACATTTCTTGTAACACCAGGAGCTGTTGCAGCAGGAACAGTAATAGTAGATGGATTAGCTTGTTCTATTTCCATATCTCTCTACTTCTTGTTCATATATTTCTGGTAGATATTGCTGAGCAAAATCACCTGTCCCATCTGTAAAAGATAGGTAATTACTGGCTAATAGCTGCTGATTAGGAGCAGGAACTATTGAGCCAAATTGTGGAGTTAAAATTCCCATAATTTATTTATTAATTTTTAATTAAACGTTTTCTTTTTTATTTTCAATTTTGAAGAATCAAGCCCACTAATTGCTTTTACTTTTAAACCACCAACAAATATTTCTCCAGATGCCGTTTTACGTGGCTCTAAATTTATATTTTTTGATTTAGCCATTGTTTCTTTAATTGCATCGGTTTTACCTTGCTCATAAAAATGATTAGCTATAGTATCAGCATTTTGTGCGGCATATAAAGCTTTATGATAACCTCTGGCATCTTGTATCTCTCCTTTGTCATTTAAGAACGTCTTAATAAAGTTCGATATATCACTTTGGTTATCGGCAACAGTTGAAGGATCTTTTATTCCGTATCTGAATTTTTTATCTCCTAATTTAAAATCAAAACCTTTGAATTCGTTGTTGAGAAGGCTTTTTGTTTCAGTTACAAATCTTTCATGTTTAGCTTCACTTGCTTGCTTGTCTTCGTTATAGCGATTGAAAAAATCCATAGCTTTTTGTTGTTCTTGAGTAACACCGGGTCTCAACTTGATTTCAGCATAATACTCTTTTTTAAGATCTTCCAAAAAACTTTTGGCTTTCGCTATCTCTTCTTTATAAGCGAGTTTTTTCTTTTTTATATCTCGCTCATCATCAACCTCTTCATCATATTGAAAAGTATCTTCAATAATAAAATTTACTTCTTCAGTATTTAAATGAGGTTTAGCTTTTTTGTAATATTCTTGTAGTAACAGACCGTTGTCAACATTGCTATAATCAGCATTTAATCTAGCGTAGTCTTCAACAGTTCCACCTGTTTCTTTCATGAATTTTACTAATTTTTCTACATTTTCAGGAAGTTCTTGTGTTTTATCTTCCTGTAATATTTTTTCCTGTTCCGGTAAGGTAGTGGTAGTTTTAGTGCTTACATCCACTCCTGTTTCGTCAGAATTATCTTCTTCATCTGTAATCTCTTGTATTGGTGAATCAGATTTTTCTTCTTTTATTTCTTCTTCTTTTTTATCTTTATTAGTGGAAATGGACTCCCGTACTTGTTCGTCCATTTTAACCATATCTCCGGCTTGTTTTTCTTCAGCCAATTTTCCTGTTTTTTCGATTGAAATGGCATCTTTTTCTTCTTTTTTAGGTTTACTTAAATCTACCTTTATCATTTCAGGTACTTTATCTTCACCTAGTTGTTTTGGTTTAGTTACTTTTTTTATTTTAAAACTTCCTTCTTCTTTAGTAGGTTCAGACACTTCAGCTGTTGTAACTGCTTTAGCTTCTTCTACTTTTTCTAATACTTTTTCTTTTATTTTTGTTTCTTTTTTTGACATAATATAATAATATAAAATTAATAATAAATTTTTATTTAGGACCAAATTGCTCTAAACCAAATCCTCCTAATGTATCATTACCTGCTGATTCAAAATCTTTTGGTAGTAAATCATTTTGTCTTTGATTTATAAGTTCACTTTGTTGTGTTCCTTGTATTTTTACTCTTTTATCTTTTCGATCTTCAATTTCAGCTTCTTTTTGCTTTTGTGCTCTTGATTGTAAACGAGCAAGTTCTAGATCGTAATTAAATTCTTCTGCCATTAATTGTTTTTTAATTACAGCTTCTTGCTCCATTCTTTGAATTTCAAATTGAGATTTAGCTTGTTCAATTTGAATTTCAGTTTCAGCTAATGCTTGTTGTTTTTGAACTTCAGCTAAAGCAGCTTTTTCTGCTGATTCAGCGTTAGCGGCAGCTTGTGCTTCTATGTTTTCTAACTGTTGAGCTCTTTCTATCTCTTGCTTTTTCTTTTGACGAGATTTTAAACTTTGATTAGCTAATTTAAGGTTTCTTATTTCTCTTAAATCTATCGCATCTTCCAATCCAATATTACCTGCTTGTAAGGCTATTTGTATATTTTGTTCTAATGTTGCTTTATCTTCTTCTTCAGGTTCTAATTCTAGAAATATTCCAAAATCATGTAAACTTAATTTCTTTATTTCTTGTAAAGTATTTGTATTAAAAGTATTTATACTAGTTAACAAACTTTGTTCAGTAAGAGGAAATTGAAGCATATCAGCTACTCTTAAACTTATATTTTCACAAACTCTTATAGTTAAATACATTAATGATTGTAATATATGTTTAGTAGCTGTATTGGAATTTGCCGCAGCTAATTTTTGTAGTCCAACTAATGAATCTTTTGCTGGTGTACTACCATCTCTAGCTTCGTTAAGCCCAGTGACATCTCTTATCATTTGTAAATAATACTGATAAGTTTGAATCATAGCTTGAATTTTAGACATTCCATTTGACGTCTGTAATTCTTGAACAGGTACTTTACCTCTATTCAATTCACCATCTTGTGTTAAAGATCTTCCAACTATACTACCTGTTTGAAAGTACATATTTAAGGCTTCTGATGGATTATAATTAGTACCGTTTCCTAAATCTACTTCTGCAAGCCCATCTACATCCAAATATACACCATCTGGTACCATTCTTGATAACACTTGTTGTAATTTTAAATGAGTTAATTGAATCATATCTGCAAAACCTACACTTTTACTAACTAAAGATTCAATTCTACCTTGATACATTCTAGGTGCACTAATGATATAATTCATATTTACTTTAGTAGTATCACTATAAGGACGAGTCATATTTTCACTCAATTCCCATTGAAGTAAATTATTAGCTAAACCTAATACTTTAGCTCCAGAATATAAAACTTCAATAGATCTTGACACTCTATCAAAATTATCATTTGGAGGAGGATTAAAGGTGTCTGGTTTTTCTAATGTTTTTTCTAAACCTTGTTCGGTTTGCTTTATTTTAAATACCTGATCTTGGTATGTTTTATATTCAAAAAATAAAACTTGAACTTGATCCTGTGTTTCTTGTCCCCACCACGTATTTTCTACGTAAGAATTTCTTCCGGGATATTTTTGTATTTCCTCTAATTCACTTTCAGTTAAATAAGGAAATTGTCTTTTAACTTCAGAAAGTGACATATTTTTAATTTCTCCTACATAATAAATATCTTCAAAATTAGGATCATCTGTATATGAATACACTATGTTGGCTGGATTAACATAATCTACCGTTATTCCTTCAGATAAATTAAAACTGGTTTTAACACAACTAATTCCTAAAACAGACAAATCGTATGCTAATCTTTTTTTAGTTTCATCGTATTTATTATAATCTAAAATATTATTTATAACTTCTTCCTCCGCTATTTCAATACTTTGTTTATAACTTAATTGCATATAAAGATCTAATTCTCCTGGATCTTCTGGTAAACTTAACGGATCTGCAGATGAATAATAACTTTTTCCAGTCATTTGAGTTAACTGCTCTATTTCAGCTTTGTTTTGAATATCTCTTAATGCATTTTCCGCAAATGTAGTTCTTTGTTTATTTGCAAAAGGATCTTGTGCGTAGGATTTTATTTCATATCCTTTATCTGTCATTCCATTAACTACAATATCAACAAATTTAGATAAAATTGGTACAGGTTTCCAGTCTAAGTTAAGATAAGATAAATCACCATTTATAGCTAATTCATCTTTATATTTTTGAACTGGTTGTTCTCCTCTAGCATACAATCTTAGATAGTGATAATTATTCCAATTTGTTAAATATCTATTACCATTAGTTCTACCGTAGTTAAACCATTCATTCTCAATAGCCATTGCTACTTGGGACCCATATTCAAGTGAAGCTTTTTCCGCGTCTGGTACTACCTGGCTTGGAAAAGCACTGTTAGAATTAGTGTATATTTTCATTTATTCAATTATTTTTGAAACTACTCCTGTATTTGTGTATTTTTTTATTCCTAAATCATATATTTTTCTTTCGACTATAGGATTTGGTCTATATTTATTTTTGTTACAAGCCATTATAGCTAAACCCGAACTAATAGAAGCATCATGAGTGGTTCTATTATTTATATTAAATTTAGCCCAGTCTTCTAATGTTCGTTGAAAATACAAGTCTCCATACGTGCCATCTTGTCTTAATCCTATATAATCTTCTATATATGATTCAATAGCAGCGGCATGTGCTTGTTTAATATCTTCGCTTGAGTTAGGTATTCCACCTATCTCTCTTTCTGTTACTGAAAGTTTATTATAAATTTTATCAGGTCTATTCATTGAATAACCTCTATAACCTCTACGTTTAAAATAATATAATAATCTTGGTTTGTTATTTTCTGCAAG